CGCCAGCTGGAGCACGACCTTCGTGGTGAGCGGGTTACGCGGGTAGGCGAGACCCGGGAAGACGTTCATGACGGCTACAACGATCTGACCGACCGTGAGGGCGAGGGACTGCTGCCAGCGACCGGCGATGTACGGATGCGTGCCGACCACGTCAGCCCCCTTTACTTCGCGTGGGCTCTGGCCTTCTTCGCTTCCCAGTCGGCAACCGCGGCGCAGGCCTGTGCCCGCGATCCGGCGTTGACGTTCTGCTTGCCGGGGAAGTTCGTGTCCCCCGTCGCACACATGCGCTTCACGACGTTGACCGCGGTGGCGATGGCACGTGAGGTGGGCATGCCCTTCTCCTCCAAGTGGACCTTGATCCGCTTGATGAAGCTGGGCAGCCCGCCCACGTCGTCGACCCAGTTGAACTCGGTCAGCCCACCGTCCCACTCGAAGCCGGCGGGAAAGGGCGCACCACCTCGTCGAGCAGGCCCCCCTGAATGATCTCCAGGCTCAGCTGCTCCTGCTCGGCGGCAAGCTTGTCCGGGCCGTCCATCGGCGACCGCGCCCAGTCACCCAGGAGGTTGCTCAGCTCCGCGGCGACCATCTTCGCGAAGGCCTTCAGGTCCATGCCGTCCGGCCCGAACTCTGCGGCGGGGCGGGTGGCGCCGGCCGCGACGAGCGCCACCTGGCCGACGCCGGACGCGACGCGAGCCCGCGGGACCGGATAGCCGGGCACGTTGACCGCGAGCACGCCCACCATCTCCAGGCGACCGCCCACCCCGCGCCAGTCGCCGGACGGCGGCGCGGCCATCAGCTTCGTCAGGTCGACTTCGGACAGCTCGGGGCGAACCCGGCCGGCCACCCAGATTCCGTGCCGGTCCTCACCGGCGGCCAGGTCGGCGGCCACGGTGCCCGTGTTGTCGTAGTGGCTGGTCGTCTCGTCGACGCTGGCCGACAAGCTCGCGTGGCCCGTGTTCATGGTCAGGTGCCCCACGCCGACGGTGCGCACCTCGTCGCCGTCGGCCACACGCATCGCGCCCGTGTTGAAGTAGGCGTAGTCGGATGCCGACTTCGGCGGCGGGGTGCACCGCTTGGACACGCCGATGTGGCACGTGTTCCAGGTGGCGATGTGGCCGAACACGCGGCCGTCGTCGGTGAAGGTCAACGGCGTGGGCTCGTTCAGCCCGGGGTCGGTGAACCAGTCGAGCGGCGGCAGGTCGGCGAGCCCCTTCTTCTTCAGGAACGCGGGCTTCGCCTTCTTCTTCGTGCCGTCGGCGTTCTCGTCTGCCTCGTCGGCCGCCGCCTTCTTCTTCTTGGCGTTCTTCAGGAACGCGGGCGGCAGCGCCATCTCGCCGGCCAAGCACGGAGAGCAGGTGTCGCCGTATTCGGGGATGGCGATGGACGCGGTGACCGCCTGGACGCCGTGCTGGAGCAGGTACGCCGCGAGGCCCTCGGGCGTGCGCTGGTCCTCCGGCACCTCGTCGTCGGCGGCGATGGTCGGCCTCTCGCCGTCGATCTCCACGTAGCCGTCGGGGAAGGCCGGGATGGCGCACAGCGTGGTGGCCGCGATCTTGGCGTTCGAGACGGTGACGCGGTGGGACTCGGTGCCGTCCTCGGCGTAGGTCACGTCGTCGGTGAAATCACCCTCGGACAGGTCCACCGAGTTGCCGGTGAGGTAGCCACGCCGGGCGTAGTCGCCGCCCTTGCTGTCGCCGTCGACCTCACCGCGGCCCTGCCACACGAAGGTGCCCTTCGGAAGCGGCTCGCCGGTCTGCTTGGAGACGAACTCCTCGCCGGGGATCTTCCACAGTTCGTTGATCTTGCCGACGACTTCGGCGCCGCTGTGGCCGCCGTTGCCCGTGTTGACCGTCTGCGCGAACACGCTCAGCGGCGGCTGGCGGAACTCGATGGTGCCGGGCTCCAGGTAGCGCCCGTCGGCGGTCTCCATGCCCTCGACGGCGAGGCACGGCCAGAACGCCGGCAACCCCTGGGTAGCGGCCTCGCGGTCCTTCGTGGCTTCGGCCATCTCGGTCACTCCTTCGGTGGCGTAGGTGTCCTGGTCGCTGCTCGCGATCAGCGGGAAGTCGAAGTGCTGCCCGCCCAGCGCGAGCCGGATCGTGGAGAACGATGCTTCTCCGTCGGCCGTCGGCAGCACGCCCGGGTCCAGGTCGAACCCGGCGGTGATGTGCGGGAGGTACGGCTCGTGCTGCTCGGGATAGAGCGCGCCCAGCGTGTCAGCGGCGATCCCGCCGGCGCGGTCGGCCAGCATGTCGAGCTGGTCGTCCTCGTCACCGTCGTGGTCACCGGGCTGAAGCGCGGTCACCGTGGCGGGCTTGAACTCGCCAGTGGGCCCGCCGTCGCGGTTCCAGATGGCCGTACCGAGGATGCGCACCGACAGCGGCCCGCGATTGAGCGCGAGTGCGGCCACCTGACTCTTCAGCGTGTCGACCATGACTGCCGGGAGGGCCGTAACGTCGTCACCGAGGAAGCACAGCGTGCAGTGCATCTCGCCGACCGGGTCGCCGCCGGAAACCGTGTAGCGGCCCGGGTCGTCCGGGATGAGGGCGATCATGCCGCCGGTCTGCTCGTCAGCCACGGCATGCCTCCATCAGGTGCCAGGTGCCGCCGGTGCGCATGTCGTCCGACCGCGCGGCGTTCTCGTTGAAGAAGAGGCCGGAGGGGTTGAGCACGCACAGCGAAGCGCGCATCGGCGTGATGCCGTCGAACCCGCCCTCGCTGGTGATCTCGGTGATCACGGCCGCGCGGCACTGGCTGGTGTACTCGCCGCCGGGCGTGCCGTAGCTGACGTAGTGGACCATATCGCCGATCTTCACCGGGGTGCCCTTCGCTCGATCCAAGCTCGCTGGACCTCGACGATACGGTTCCGCTCCGCGGTGGTGCGCTGGCCCCACGTGCCCGTCCGGCCAGCCGCTTCGTCGAGCCCGGCCAGCACCCGATCGGCGTGCGCTGACGGCGAATCCGGGAGGTCGGCCATCCTCGCGATGTTGTCGGCATCGTCCAGCGCCCAGGCGTAGACGGTGTCGCACATGCAGCCGGAGTGGTCGCCCGGCTTCAGGTGCGTGCCCACCCACTCGTAGCCCGGCGGCGCGGCGAGGGCGGCATCATCGAAGCCCTCGAACTTCCGGCCGGCCAGCGCGTAGTGGGGCTCGAAGGTGTTCGCCCGCGGGGTGATGCCGTAGCGCCAGGTGAACCCGATCCGCTCCGCGTGGGTGTCGACGGCGCGGAGCAGGTCGCCACCGAGGGCGATCCCGCCCGGCCCGGCGTGCGGTCCGCCGATCTCGGCCAGAGCCTCACGGATGTCTCCCGGCAGGATCACCGAGTCCGGCACCTCGCCGCGGAGCTGGTCGCCGTGGCGGCCGTACATGGCGTCGGTGGCGCGCGAGCGGAGCGTGCCTTCGAGCTTCTTCCAGGCCGCGGGGATGCGGTCGGTCATGGCCTGGGTGAGCGCGGCGACCGCGGTGAGCGGCAGACCGACCATGCCGGCGACCGTCTTCACCGAGGCCTTGATGGTGGCCGCCGACCACTGGGCGAACTTGCTGGCCAGGTAGGAGAAGGCCAGCGTGAGCAGCACGTCTTCAGTGAGCCCCAGCTCGGTGACGCGCACCTGGCCCAGCGTCCGGCCGGCCAGCGCGGGCGGCACGTCCTTCAGCTCCGCGGCCAGCGCGGTGAACTTCCGGCCCTGCACCTGGGCCTTGATCTTGGCGCCGGCCTTCTCCAGGGCCCGCTGAAGGTCAGCTTCGGCGGTCGCCCGGATGCGCTCGATGAGGTCGTGATCGAGGTCGGCCAGCCGATCGCCCGTGATGATCTTTACTGAATCGAGTACTCCCTGCGGATCTGCCGCACTCGCGACCCTGGCGCCGGGCGGTGCCGCCTGGGGAGTTCCCTGGGGCGGCGCGGCCTGACCTGGGCCGACCTGCTTGACCGGCGCGGAGGTGATGACCGGCGGCGTGCCGGGCGCGGCGGGCGGCTGGATCGGGTTGCCGTTGGCGTCCAGGATGCGATCGTTGTTCGGGATGATCGCCTTCACCCCGAGCAGTTCCGCGGCGATCTGGGTCAGCGTGTTCGGGTCCGGCCGCGTCGCCTTGATCATCATGATCTGCTGGAGGTCTTCTTCCTGCGGTGCGTCGTCCTCGCCGAAGCCCTTCGCCGTGCGGTAGGCCTTGAAGCTGATGGCACCCCGGTCCATCGCCTGGTCAGCGTCCTGCGAGCGGTTCGCGTTCTCCGTCAGGTTGCCCGCGGCGTACCACAGCCGGACGCTCTTGGCCTCCTCCTTGGTCAGCCCGTAGCCGCCGTCGTCCACCGACAGCATCAGCATGCGGCGGAACCAGGAGTTCGTCAGCGAGTCGACGATCAGCCGGCACGTGGGCTCCAGGTGGTTCTTGAAGGCCTGGGCGTCGATCAGCCACGCCGTCCAGTGGTTCGCGTCCTGGATACCGCGCATGGCCTGACTCGGCAGGTCGATGCTGTCCCCGACGCGGTCCAGGTTGCGCGACAGCCGGTTCATCAGCTCGTCGTCGGTCTCCCGGACCAGCGTGATGTGGCGGATCTCCTTGCCGTCTTCAGCGTCGCCCTGGATCAGGATCGGCACCACCGCGGACGGGTGGCCCTCGTTGTTGATCGGCTGGGTCATGGCCGTGGTGAAGCCGGACAGGAAGCTGTCGTTCTCCGGGGTCGCGGTGGGCTCGCCGTCGCGAACCATCGAGCAGCCCGACGGAATGAACAGGATGCCGTTCGAGGCGATGCGGCTCATGCTCGCGGCGCGGATCTCCCGGCCGGCCAGCACGATCTCCTCGCACACATCGAGCAGCGCCCGGAGCGCGGAGTCCGCCAGCTCGTCGTACTCGGGGTGCGGGACCCACAGCCGGATCAGGACTTCACCGGAGTCCGGCTTGATCTCGCGCGCCCCGCGGCCGGGGACCTCGATGATGCCCAGCCCGCCACCGACCGACGGAATCACTTCGCTGGTTGAGCGGACCGTCCACTTCTCGTCGCCGAACTGGTCCTTGCGCATGTGCAGCCAGCACTCGCCGGCCACGTCGAACCCCTGGACCAGCCGGCCGATGAAGCCGTAGCCGTCCTCCCAGGGCAGCCGCTGGGCGCAGTCCACGGCGGCGGCGGCCACCCGCTCGTCGACGTAGGCGTGGCCGTCTTCGTCCTTGTCCTGGTCCGGCTCGCCGGTGAGGATCTTCGGCTCGTCGGCATCCGGCACGACGGCAGCCGCGGTGAACTGGACCTTCGCGATGAGCTGGCCCTTCATCCGCAGGGCGCCGCCCAGCTCGCCGATCTGGTTCCGGTAGTTCCAGGCGAGCGACTGCCAGGCCATGCGGGTCGCGGAGAGGGTGGCGATGGTCTCCCGGTCGTGCAGGTCGATGACCCGCCCGGACGCGGTGATGGGCGTCCGGTCCTTGCGTCGACTCCAGAGAGGCATTGAAAGATCACTCCCTAGTGTCAGCGTGTTCCATCCGATCCACCAGGCCCGTGATCACCCCGGCTCCAGCTGAGGATGCCAGACCAGCGGCGGCGATGCCCCAGATCCGCGGGGCCACGGCGCGGGCGATCGCGACCCCCACCCCGACCCAGATCCCTGCACACCAGGGGCACGTGATCAGCTCCGCGGCCTTACGATCCCCGTACTTGATGATCAAGGCCTCGCGCTGCTTCTCGAAGATCGTGTCCGTCTGGATCAGCCGGACGATCCGGTACGTGGCGGCGAGGTCTACAGCCAGTTCCACGCCTGCACTGCCCCGATGATCAGGAGCACGAAGGTCACGCCCAGGATGAAGCCGGTCCAGCCAGCCCGCCGGATGGCGGTGTCCTCGTCTACCTCGCGTCTGTGGCCACCCACGCATGATCATCTCCTAGATCGTCCCCTCGTTGCGCCAGTAGTCCTCGCACTTGTCCACGTCAACCGGGTGGTTCATCAGGTCCGAGAAGCACACGGCCTTGAGTGCACGGCCCGCGAAGCCGCTGCGATCGCACACCCAGCACCCCCTCTTGCTCGCGGCAATGTCGATGTCCACCTCGTCGTGGAGCAACTGGATTACGAGCGCGTTGGACGTGAGAGTCACCGGTCGTCACGCTCGCGGTCGATCCGGTCGTAGGCGCGTTGCAGCCACTCGATGCGGTCCAGCTCAGCCTGCACGGCTTCCGGCATCGGCGGTGTCTCGCGGCCGTCGAACAGGTGCTCGAAGTCGTGCTCGCGCTGGGCCTTGAGCTTGAAGTCGGAGACCGCGCTGAGGATGCCCCACGCGACGAGAAGCAGGAACACGACGGCGACGGCCGAGCCGGCCTGGTCCCGCGGCAGGAACCAGGCCGCACCGATCCAGATCAGCGCGTTGGCGAGCAGGGTGATCGACAAGGTCGCCGGCTCGTGCAAGGACCACCAGGCCCAGAAGCCCTTCACGGTTTCGCCGGCCGGGCAGCGGCGGCCACGTCGCCGGTGAGCCGTTCGAGCAGTTCCTCCAGGTCGGGCGCCGAGATCTCGATGGCGGACCGCACGCTCTCGTCCAGCGCGCACCAGGCGCCCACGACGGCTTCGCGCTCGCTGAGCTGCTGCCGGAGGTAGACGGCCATGTCCAGGCACTCCTCGTACGCGTCCTGAAGCGCGCGGCGGCCGTTGAACGGCTGGAGCCGGGTCCCGTAGCGCCGCTCCCCGAGGCGACCGCGGGCAAGCAGCTCGTTGGCCACGGTGTCGTGGATGAACGGCTGGTCGTCGTGGACGACCGGCATCGGCTGGTCCTCCGGCTCCGTCTTCGCCCGGCCGACCGGCGTCACGTTGCCATCCTCGTCCAGGTCGGCGATCTTGACGAACGTGCCGTCGGTGTTCATCGCGGCCACGAAGCCACCGCGCGGCGCGTCGTCTTCTTCCCAGTTCTGGGCCATCAGGCTTCCCCGTCCATCCGGATGTCTTCCAGGCGCAGTCCGACGCCCGGCCACACGATCGGCGCGCCCACGTCGTAGACGTGCAGCGACTGGAGCGTCCACGCGCCGGCGATGGTGAACAGCTGCTCGGGGGTGTCGCCGCCCTTGATCTCGCCGCCGACCACCGCGACGCCGCACCCGATCAGCGGGATTCCGCCGGGCTGGGGTGACAGCAGCAACTCCTCGTAGTCCGGGAACATCCGGAACAGCTCACTGAGGTCGAGCCAGCCGCGCCCGTGCAGCTCGGAGCCGTAGGTCTCCTGGCGCACGGTGACGCCCTCGATGCGGCCGACGAGTTCGCCGGTGCTGCTGCCCAGGTCGACGGCGAGCACCGGGACCGGCATGGCCGGGAAGTGGGCGGGGCTGTCGTCGAACTCCAGGACCCGACCGTCCTGGGTGGCCACGTTCAGCCGGGCGATCATGCCCTCGAAGCTGGCTGTGCTGGTCACAGGCCGAACACCTCCGCGTTCAGGAACTCGGTTTCGGCGGTCGCCCAGGCGATGGAGTCCTGCTTGAACATCGGCGCGGCCCTGGCGATCGTGTCCTTGATCCACTCCGTCTGGCGCGGACCGGCCTGGAAGGCGAAGACGGCGTTCTGCCACGGTTCGTCCGGCAGGCTGAACCACTCGCCGATGATCCGCACGCCGGGCTTGTGCAGCTCCGAACGGACCAGGGTGATCAGCGCGCGCCACTCGACCTGGGTCAGCTTGTTGTCGCTGTTCCCGATGCTGATATAGATCGTCTTCGGCTCGTCGGTCACTGGCCCTCCCGCCGGTTCAGGCGAACTCGACGGAAGGCCTCGTTCACGGCGCTGACGGCCTGCTCCAGCGACAACGGCAGCGAAGGCAGTGGCGTAGCCTCCCACTCGGTGATCGGCATCCCGCCGTCGGTCAGGTGCTCGACCTCCGCGGGCTCCGCCTTGGGCTTCACCTCGGGGTCGTTCAGCGGCAGGATCTGCGCGTCCGCGTGATCCAGGGTGTCGATGAAGCGCTGGGCCGCGCCGGTGCTGAAGAACGGCCCGTACGCGCTCTGGCCGCCCTTGACCCCGTAGCGCACGGCCACCACGTAGCGGATCACCGGCCGGGCCAGGGCGAGGAGTCACGGGCCCAGCTAGGCACCCAGCGCTTGAGCTGGTTGCCGCATCCGCACCCGCCGGTCGGCGTGATGATCGCCAGGCCGTCCTCGGTGAAGATGTCCTGGCCGATGGCGCGCGCGTGCGGGTTCGGCGGCGTCGTCTGGGCGAAGTCGATGGCGCTGGTCCAGTGCGGCGACTCGCCCGTGCTGGGCTTCGTCCAGAAGACGTGCATCCCGGTGTCGGTCAGGTACACCCGACACAGGCGCCGGGTCTGGCCGGATTCGGGGTTGAAGACGGTGGCCGGCCAGTACTCGACGTACACGGTCGACGGCGGGGTGAAGACCTGGGTATCCGTCATGCCGGCGAGTCTAATCCTTCCCCCCAAGGTGGGGTAGAGACGACACAAAAAAGCCCCGCCCAATCTCAGAGAGATCGACCGGGGCTGCTTGGGTCGGTGGTACTGGGGGCCTTGTTCGCCGGGTTCGGTGTCCAGGTATCCCTGGTCCTAAGCCTGGCTACTGGGGCCCGTGTTCCCACCAGCACGACAAGAGTATCACACCCCCCGAGTGGGGGTGACATGGACGATCCCCCGGCGCGCTGTGGACGCGGCGGGGGATCGCGGCGAAGAGCCTATCGGACCAGCTTGCGCAGACCGTCGCGGGTGCGGACCACCTTCTCGACCCAATGATCCAGCTCGACCTCGCCGGCGACCATCCAGATCTGGCGACCGTCGTCGTCCTCCAACGCGTCGAGGAGATCGAGCAGCGCGAGCGCAGTCGACGAGACGGTGGCGATCTGGCTCACCGCGGCGGGCAGCCCGGCTCCGGTCGCACGCTGAAGCTGCTCGTGCGCACCGGCGCCCTGGTCCTCGCTCACGTGTCCTTCTCGATGTGGAAGGCCTCGACCAGGTACCGCGCGACGGAGAGCCAGTTCGAGCCCCAGAGCGGTTCGCCGTTGAAGTGGTCCGACATCCAGTAGTCCAGCTCTTCGGCGGTGACGGCCCGGCGCACGCCGTCCGGCACCGGGGCAAGCTCGCGCGGAGCCGGACGCTGCGCCGGCTCGCTGGGCTCGTCGGGGACCCACTGCTTCTCGCCGTCCCAGCCGACCTCGACCCGCCAGACGATCCCGCACGGGCGCTTGGTGGCCCCCAGCGGGAGCTGGCACTGCCAGCGGTTCCCGGGCTTCACGCCCCAGGACAGCCACGGCAGCTTGCACACGTGCTCCGGCTTCTCCGGGGGCAGCCAGCTGCCCTTCATCCGGTCGCCCATCTCAGGCACCTCCGTCGTTGGTCAGCGGGTTGCAGACGCACCGCGGGTCGTCGCACAGGCAGTCGGCCAAAGCCGTCAGCGGCTCGTCGTCGGCGAAGTGGCCGCACTGCTCGCACGTGCCGAGGTCGTCGAGCTTGCGCTCCACGCTGCTCAGCGCGTCGTCGAGCACGCGCTGAGCCTGCCTGAAGGCCTTCGTGATTCCGAACATGATCATCCTTCCTGTCCGGGACGCTCCGGGCCGTGCACGGGCTGGTGCTTCAGCCATCGGAGGTTGCGCTCCAGCAGGCCGCCCCAGACGCCGTAGTGCGAGTCGCCCGGGTGGTCGATGGCGAACTGGAGGCAGGCCACGCGTGCCGGGCAGCGGAAGCACAGGGCCCGTGCCATCCGATCCTCGTCGGAGACCTTGGCGCCGTCAGCGACGAAGAACAGCTCGGGGCTCATCTGGGCGCACAGCGCGCCGGAGAACCCGGTGCCGGGGTTCATGTCGGTGGGCACCCGGGCGGCGACGGCTCGCGAGTTCAGCGAGGTAGTTCCCCCGTACGGCGCATGGATTCTGATCATTGAAGTCCACTCCTGGGGTAGGGCACGGGCAGGACCCGGCGGGCAGGGCCGTTCATGGCTTCGATATCGGTGATGGGCTGGGAGTCGGCGTAGACGCCGTACAGCTCGTGTGCGGCGCGGTAGGCGGCATCGATGATCGAGCCAGGCTCCTCCGGCATCAGCTCGAACTCGAACACGAGCCCGCCCATCGAGGCCTCGTACAGCTCGATGTCCTGGGGCGCGACGTAGCGCCGGGGCGCCGGGGTCTGGACCCGCGGGACCAGGTTGGTGCCGTCGGTGTCGTAGGACTGGGCGGCACTGGGCTGCTTGCCGGGCCGGGCCCAGGTGCCGGAGTAGGCGAGGGAGATCGTGGACACCCACGAGCGGAACCGGGTGCGCCAGGTCATGCGGTGCTTAGCCACGGCGATGCTCCTCGAACGGGGCGAGGAACGCCGTCGCGTACCGGGCGGCGTCGAGCCGGTCCTGGCTGGCGGCTTCGGCCAGCCGGTGCTGGGCGCGGGCGCGCATCGTGGCCTGGAGCAGGAGCGCTGCCTCGGTCTGACGACGCTCGCGGCGGGACGGGCGCCAGAGGGCCATGCCCAGGGCCATCCCGACGAGCGCGGAGAAGGCGACCAGCACGATCAGGTCGGCCAAGCTCAGGTTGATGATCATTTCGGTGTCCTCTGCTGGAAGTCTTGCCGAGATCTTACCCCCCGAAATGGGGGTACGAAAGATGAAGCCCGGGGGCGGAAGAGAAGTCGCCCCCGGGCTCCGGATCACTGGCAGGCCGCCGTCTGGTGCGCACCGAAGGTGGCCTGGGCCTTGGTGAACCCATCCCCCGCCTTGGATGACAGCTGGCTGACGAGCCCGCTGCACGAGAACGACGTGAAGTCGAGGTATTCCTGAGCCGACTTCGCGGCCTGGGCGTTCCAGTCCACGCTCAAGCTGTCCACGGCCTGGGTTGCCACGTCCTTCGGGTAGCCGTCGCCCGCCTTCGAGGACAGCTGGCTGATCAGGCCGTCACGAGAGAAGCCCTTGAAGCTCAAGTAGCTCTGCGCGGAGTCGCGGGCCTGCCCGACCTGGGGCGCGTACTGCGGCGTCGCGGGAGCAGCCGGGGCCACGGAGACCACGTCAGCGGTGCCGGGGATCTTGGCCCACTCGCACGTGTACGGGTCCCAGGCCACCGAGCTGCCGTCGGCGGGCGGAGTCGGCGCGCCCTTGGGCTCCGGGCAGACGGAGGTGAGCCCGGTGGACGGAGTCGGGGTCGCGACCGGAGTGCCGCCGCTGGTGATGCCCAGGACGATGCCCAGGACAACGAGGCCACCGACGACAGCGCCGGTGATCTTCAGGCCGCGGTGCTTCTTCTTGGGCTTCGGCGGGACGGGCTGGGGATAGGTCATGGTGCCTGCTTTCGGTAGGAGTGCTTGCGCGGACCCGGGAGGAGTCGAACCTCCACTCACCGGTCGGGCCCCGGTAGCGGGCGGGGGCTTTGAGGCCCCCGCCCGGCTGGTTCAGCAGTCGTCCTCCTCCCACTCCGAAGCGGTGAAGGTGTCGCCGTCGCGCTCGATCTGCCAGTACTCCGGCGGCACGCTCTCGGTCTCGAACTGGACCGGGGTGGTTCGGGTGAGCAGGTCGTACAGGGCGTCCTTGAGGTCCGCCGGGGTCATCTTGTCTTCCAGGAAGGTGAAGAGCCCGGTGATCTGGACGGTGTAGGTGGGCTGCTCGGTCTTCGCCATCTGGGTCCTCCTCGGTGGGTGTAAACCGAGTCTATCCCCCCAAGATAGGGGGACACAAGCCCCTGGGGGAGACTTTCTTGAGCCAATCTGGGCGTTAGCCCTGTACCCCCAAGATGGGGGGTGAGATGATGAGACTCATGAAACTACGACTGCTCGTGGCCGGCCTGGTCCTCGCGGGGATCGTCGCCACGCTGGCCGGCCAGTTGCCCCTCGTGGCCGCCGGCCTCATCGTCTTGTACGTCATCTCGATGTTCGTCCGGGACCACCTCCGCCGGAAGCGCGGCGGCTGGTCCAGCGGACGCGACCGGTACTGAAGGGATCGACATGAACCGCCTGCCTGCCCTGTCCGTCGCCCGGCTTCGCATCTTCGCCGGACTCACCATCGCTGCCGCCGCCGCGATCAGCTTCGAGTCGATCCGCCACCTCGCCGTCATCGGCGGCTTCGGGACGCTGGCCATCCTCTTCCCGCTCACCCTCGACGCGGTCGCCGCGTACGGCATGGACCTGTGGGTCCGCCGGTCCCCCGCGGCGCGTCAGGCGAAGTGGCTCGCGCTGTCGGCCATTTTCGGGTCGCTCGTCGCGAATGTCGTAGATCACTGGCTGACGCAACGCGCGGTCCTGGGCGCGGTCCTGGGCGCGGTCCCGCCGGGCATGCTGGCGGCACTGCTCGCCGTCGCGCACAAGCACGCGAGCGGTACCGAGGACCAAACGGTCCCGTTCGATCCGGCGGTCCGGGATGCGGTCTGGTCCGCACTGCCGCAAGCGGACCGTCACGTGGTCCCGCCGCCGGACCGCTACGTTCTGCCGGACCGCGTCTTGGGCCTGGACCGCTCTGGTCCGATCGAAGGCCCGGCCGTTGGTCCGATGGTCCGCAGGATCAACGTCCCGACGTACGACGAACTGGACCGTCAGCTCTCGGACCGGGGCGACGTGGTCCGATCGCTGGAGACCAAGCTCGCGGACCGCGGCGTGGCGCGCCGGACCAGCGCCGCGCGGACCCCCAGTCCCGCGGTCCGGCGGACCACCTCCGCCACGGTCCACAGCGACAGCGACATCGTCACCTGGATCAAGGACCAGCCCTCTCCCACGAAGCGCGCCGTCATGGCGAAGTACTCGGTCGGCTCCGGTCGCGCGCTCCGTCTCATCGCACAGGCCAAGGAGGCTTGATCATGTCTAAGCAGCCGGGCGGGATCAACATCGTCCGTGACGTGCTCTGGGTGAAGTTCGCCCTCTGGGCAGCCGCCAAGCTCGGTCGCACCGGGCGGCGTCTCGTGTTCCGCTGGCGTCGCGTCCTCTCGCCGGTCATCTCCGCCACGCTCCTGTGGGCGGTCGCGGCCATCTGGAACTTGACCTTCCCCGCGTGGTGCTGGCTCGCGCTCGCGGTACCGGCCGCCGGCGGGACCATCGCGTGGTTCGGACCGAAGCTGTCGGACCGGTGGTCCGCCGTCGTCACGAAGCTGGTACCGGCGGGTCTGGACCGCGGTCGCGCCGGGGTGCTGGACCGCAAGATCGAGCGGTGGTACTTCGCCGGTCTCAGTACCACTGTCGGCGGGTACCTGTTCATCCGGTCCGGCTGGGGCGGGTCGGACCTCACGCTGTGGTGGTGGCGCGTGGGACTGGTCCTATTCGGCGGCGCCTGGTGGTACCACCGACGGGTCCGCATGGCCGGCCGCGGGGACCGCATCGCGCGGCGCTGGGGCCGGATCAACGAGGGGCGGACCAACAGCCGGCTGGCACCGCTGATCGGTTCCAAGCCGGTCGAGGTCCACGGGCGCGGTCCGGTCACCATCATGAAGATCAAGCTTGCGGAAGCGCTGACCCTCGCGGACATGTCGCGTCTCGTGGAACCGCTCGCGAGCTACTACGGGATGCGACCGCGCGCGATCAAGCCGCGGGAGGACCACGGAAACGCCCGGTACGTCTGGCTGACCTTCCTGCCCAGCGACCCGTGGAAGCACGAGCTTCCGCACCCGGCGCCGGTCCCCGGCTCGCTCTCGATCGCCAAGACGAAGGGCCGGATTCTCGTCGGCATCAAGGCGGACGGCGAAGAGAACAGCTGGATCGTCCAGCACGCCGGCCTGTACGGGAAGACCCGGTCCGGCAAGTCCGGCATGATCCACTCGCTGATGATGTACATCAGCGCCTTCACCGACGCCATCGCTGTCGGCATCGACATGGCCAACGGGGCAACCCTGAACGCCTGGCAGCCGGCATTCGCGCGGCCGGTCGCGACCAACCTCGACGAGGCGATCGTGCTCCTGGAGCGGGTGCTGGCGTTCATCGAGGTGCGGGAGCGCGCGATCGGCGCCGACGACTTCGATGACGACATCTTCGAGCCCTCCGACGAGTTCCCGTGGTTGTTCTTGATCATCGATGAGTTCCCCAACCTGCTGACCACCGCCAAATCCGCTGGTCAGATGGGCGACGGGCCGAACGCCAAGTCGTACTTCAAGTACGTCGTGGGCCTGCTCGACCGGATCGCCAAGCAGGCGGCGAAGACCGGGACGATCCTGATCGAGGGCGCCCAGAACGCCACCAAGGAGGACAACGGCTCGAAGGAGTTCCAGGCCCAGCTCCGGACCACCTTCGGCCTGGCTCTCGACGAAGGACAGTCCCGCAACCTGTGGAGCATCGGCGAGCGCCTGGGCTGGACCAGCACCGACCTGAGCAAGGGGCAGTTCCGCATCCGCGACGACGACCACACGGTTCCCGAGGTCACCAAGGGGTACTGGGTCCCGAAGAGCCAGCGGAAGAAGCAGGCCGCCGCCGCCGCCAAGCTGCGCAAATGCGCGGAGCCGACGGCCTGGGCGGCGCTGATGGGCGTGGACGCGCCGGTCATCGACGCCGTCAGCATCACCAGCGCGCCGGCCGACCGCGTGCTTGCCGCCCTGCTCGACGGGCCGATGAAGGTCGTTCCCGAGCTGGTCGACGCATCCGGGCTCAGCAAGGCCCAGGTGTACCGCCGGCTCAACGGCCACGGCGAGGCCGGCCTGGTCCACCGGCTGGAGGACTACCGCTACCAGCTCACGGACGCGGGCCGGTCGTTCCTCCGCGGCGAGGACCCGGGCGCCTGGAAGCGAGTCTCATGATCTCGTCTCACGCGAGACGCACGTAACGCGCAGACGGGCGAGAAAGTGGCGAGAATATAGCGAAAGTGAGACGGTCTAACCCCCGTAATGGGGGGTCAGATTGAGACAAAAGAAGCCCCCCGGAGCGGAAAGTCTCGCTCCGGGGGGATTTCTCTGCCCCCAACCTGGGGGTCAGGCCGTCCTGATCAGCCGTGGCCGCCCGTCGTACAGGTTCGCCAGGCATGCGATGGCCTGGCGCTGGCTGTCCGCCGGCTCTACCGAGTGCGGCGCCCCGTCCACAGCGTCGCGAGCCAGCGCTTGCCCGCCTGGGCGACATGGCCCACCGGCCGGCCATCGAGCACGATCCACCAGCGGTCCAGGTGGCGCTCGCCGGCGGGTGACAACCGGGTGCGCCGGAGCCCGCGCTTCGCGAGCCCGTTCCAGCGCCGCGTCTCTGCCGACAACGCGCAGGCCTGCCGGTGCGAGCACGGGTCGCAGTGCACCCGCAGGTTATCCATCACGTACCGGCCGCCGCGGATACCCGGGACGATCCGGTCGCAGATCAGCGTGACGAAGTCGACGAGCGTGCCGCACTCCCAGCATGGCGCCTTGACGCCGTCGCCGTCCCGGTCCAGCAAGGCCTGCCGTCGGGCCCGGCGCTGGGATGCCGAACCGCGGGTGTTCGAGTTCGAGGTCCCCCGTCGCCCGCTCACCAGGCCGCCCGCCACACGCCGTTGGCCTCCGCGACGATGGTCGGGCGGTCCACGAGCAGCCGGTAGAAGGTCTCATCCAGCCAGTACTGGGTGAGAAAGTCGCGCCCGTCGGGGCTCCAGGCCTCCACGGCGCACTCCCCGGCCTCGCGGATCTCCAGTCTCTCGACCTCGGAACCGATCTCGCCGCCGTGATTGGCCGCGACCGCCTTGGTGTCCTGCCGGAAGCGGTGGACAAAGTCGAGCGCGGTCACCTCAGAACTCATCATCGTGGTCGTCTCCCTTGATCGACGCGTAGTGGTAGTGCGGGTCGAGTGCCTGGCGAACGCACTTGTAGACCTCGCTGGGGTTGTGGGCCGGGTTGAGCGCGGTGATCTCGTCGAGGGCGGACTGAGCCGCGTCGGCGGTGTCGTAGATCGGCTTGCTGGAGTAGTCGCAGAACTCGATCCGCGCGTAGCCGCGGGACCAGTCCATCCGGCCGTGTCGCATCACCACGTCGCGGCGCTGGGTGCCGCCCCGGTTCTCCTCCCAGTACGTGTGGCCTTCGGGCCGGTAGTGCTCGCGGCGGGCCTTCGCCCGCTTCTTGCTGGAGCCGGTCCTTCTCATCGTGAGGCCTCCAGGAGTGCGACGACCGGCGTCCACCAGGGCGCGCCGTAGGCAATCAGGGTCAGGGCGCCCGCGGCGCCGGTGAGCGCCGCGAAAGCGGAGGTGGCGATGCGCTCGCCGGTGAACATCGGCTTGCGCTTGAGCACGATGTGCTTGTCGGTGAAGGGGATCTTGACCTTCTCGCCCTTGTGGACGCCACCGGCGCGGAACCGCATCCACCGCGGGAAGCCCACGGTGGACCAGCGCTTGCCGTCGATGACGACGAGCGGACACAGCGGGTGCGGGACGCCCGACAGCGTGCAGGCGTCGCCGATGAACCAGATGTGGCAGAGGCACCCGACGGTGAACGCGAGCGCCCACAGCGGAGCCAGGAAGACGTGGCCCGCAAGCAGCCCCGCGTACACGGCGCCGCCGGTGAGCAGCGTCCCGAAGTTCGTGTGCGTGAACGTGCGGTGGACGGCTTCCGGCTTGTCCTTCTCGGTGCGGGTGGCCTCGTAGACCAGCCTGCTGATGTGGCGCATGACCCAGCAGACGAAGCGGCTCACGATCCACAGGCACTGGGAGATGAACGCGGGCTTGTGGTCGATGTCCGGCCAGAGCGCGCCGATCCCGACGACGGCTGAGTAGGCCACCGAGCGCGCAACGACGGTCGCCGGGGTGGCAGGCCCACTCGTGGTCAGTTCGAGCGCGAGCGGAGCCGTGAGCAACCCGGCCGCGACGCCGGAGAGGAAGTGGCCCTTCGCCATCATCCGAAGGCCTCCAGGTCGGCGCGGAGGTCTTCGGCGATCGCGACCAGCTGAGTCAGCTCGATGCGGATCTCGTGAGTCAGCACAGCCTCCTTGACGAAGGGCATGCCGTCTTCGAGCCGGGCTGTGTAGCCCGCGATGGCCGTCATGGTGTTCGACAGCCGCTCGGCGTTCTCGTGCGCCTGGGCGAAGGAGCCGCCGGGGCGCGTCCTCACGGCAGCGCCTCGATCGCGGCTCGTGCCTCGCGGATGGCGGTCTCCAGGTCGTCCATCGCGGCGAGCGCCATCTCGCGGTTCCGCTTGCGGGACTCGCTTCCGGCGGTGTTGTCGGCCGCCCAGGTGCCGCCCTCGTAGGCGTCGTCCGCGTGGTCCCGGAGACGCGAGAGGCAGGCCTGCAAGTCCGCGGTCACCACTGCCCCTCCAGGGAGTTGCGGAGGTCGGCGAGCTTGGCGGTCAAGTCGGACACGAGGGTCAGCGCCTCGTCGCGGTAGCTGGCGGCGCTCTTGTCGCTGGCCGACCAGGCGGGGTGGTCCATGTAGCTGACGGAAACGGTCAGGTCACTGATCATTTCCCGGATCTCGTCGACCGTTTCGGCCGGCGCCACGTGCGCATCGGGTTTCGTCATGGGGTCACTGTATCCCCCTAGAATAGGGGGATGCAATGGTCTATTCGATACCGAGCAGACGACGGTTCTCGATCACGCGCTGGACCATCGGGGTGTCCTCGCGGAAGATGCGGCCGGCCGGCGATCGCCACCGGCCGTCATCGAGCCGGGCCCACTCGCTCGGATGGCGGATGTCCGACCGCACGGTGCGGTCGCGCCGCCGCGGGCGCTGCCGGAGCGCGGTGTCCGGGTCGCCCGGGTCCACGTCGGTGAGCGCGTCCAGGTCGTAGACCTCGCCCTTCCAGGCGGCGTAGCTGGCCAGCTGGACCTCGGTGAAGGCGCTCTGGATGGCGCTGAGCAGTTCCCTCTGGTTGCGCGCCACGGCCGCCCAGCCGCGCGCCTGGGGCGAGGACACCCGGAGCCCGCCGTCCACCTGCTCCACGACAAGGGCCACCCGGCGCGCCTGGTGCGCGACCGCGGGCGGCCCCATCACCTCTTCGGCGACCTGGCGGCGTAGGGGGCTCGTCATCGATACCGCCGGCTCTCACCCTGCCGGCGGATCGTGTTGCCCAGGCCGGCCGACGGGCGAGCAGGCAGCGGCTGGATGGCGTGCGCCGGTCCCGGGTTGGCGGTGGCCGCATCGGTCCGGGACAGCTCGGTGAGCCCGTGCACGTAGGCGTCCATCCGGTCCGGGCTGTCAAGGCCTTCCTTCCAGCTGACCAACTGGTGCTGAAGCTCAGGGAACAGGCCGACATGGTGGACCTTGCCGAACTCGTGCAGCGGCGCCACCATCTGCGCGCGGAACGTCTTCGTGCCCTTAGGCGTGATCGGCCGGATCGGGATACCGGTCTCCGGCAGTGCGAGCACCTTCGGCACCAGCGGCCACAGCGCGGTCAGCGCTTTCTCCATAGCCAGGATCTCTTCCGGCTCGGCATCGTCGCGCACCAGCTGCCGCGCGGCCACGTGGAGCAACGCCTCGTCGGGCGTCCGGGCCCGCTTGCCCGGCATCTTCTTGAACGGGTCCAGCTCGTGCAGTTTCAGCGCGTCCCGGCGGATGTCCTTCCAGGCCTGCCGGCCGCTCTTGCGGAGCTGGGACAGCGACCGCTCGTAGCGGATGGCGGTCGCGTCGTGGCGGAGCCCGGCAAGGAAGGCGCGCCGGAACCACTGGCCGACGGTCATGTGCCCGGACTCGTCGGCCAGGCAGTAGAAGTGCTCGTCAACTCCGCGGGCGAGGACCGTGATGCCGGCCTCGTCGCCGTCGCCCTCGTTGTCCGCCGGGTCCACGAAGACCTCCGTGCGCACCAGCTCCGGCGCGACCGCCACGCGGTGGTAGGCGATCCACGCCAGCTGGAACACGCCACCGGCGGGCGGGTGCGGGTCGGCATCGTAGAGCGCCGCCCAGACCCACTCACCGACCCGGCGCCGAATGTCGTCCCAGTCCGAGGGCTTCCGGCCGCGCGTGCTCACCAGGTACTCGCCGGGCTTGCGCCCCAGTGGGTCGTTCGACTTGGCGATCGCGGGGATGACGAGCTGGTGGAAGTCGGGCCGCCGGCTCTGCTCGTCCTGCGCGATGAGCCGGCCGATCAGGTCGTCCTCGTGCCAGCGGGTGCCGATGACGATCAGGAGCGCACCGGGGGAGAGTCGGGTGGACGCCACCGACAGGTACCAGTCCCACATCAGCTGCCGCTGTTGCGGGCTCCCGGCCTGCTGGGGTCCCTTCACCGCGTCGTCGATGATCAGCACGTCGGCGGACCGGCCGGTGAGCGCGCCGCCCACGCCGACCGCGACCATGCCGCCGTTGCGCCGGCCGGGCGTGTCGGTCAGGGACCAATTCGTCTGTTGCGCGCGGTCCGGGTCCAGGATCAGCCCCAGCTGGTCTTCCTGATGCGCGTAGTGGCGGTCGCCCTTGTAGCCGGCGCCGTAGGTCTCGATGGCCTGGCGGACCGCGAGCGTGGAGCGGCCGGCCACGGACTGTTCGTAGGAGGCGACCACGATCCGTCGCGTCGGGTCGCGCATCAGGAGCCACAGCGGAACCGCGGTGCCCATGCGCATCGTCTTGCCCTCCTGGGGAGGGGTCGAGATGATCCACCGGCGCTGGAAGCCGGAGTCCGCGGCGATCGCCACCTGGTCGAGCGCGGTCATCATGCGCGTCTGGACGGTGTCGGGCTGGATGAACTTGGCGATGTGGCCAGGAGACTGGAATCTCTCCAGGGCCTTCCGGCGTCGGAGGATGCGATCGAGTCGAAGCTGGGCGAGACGCCGCTCACCGGGATTCAGCTCATCGAGCTTGCGGCGTACCTCCGACTCCAGGTCGATCACCCGACCTCCCCGGCCTCGACGAACTCGCCATCGACGATGGCCGGGTCGAGCTGGAGCACACCGGCTTCGAGCAGCGCCGGGACCTGGGAGCTTCCGTCTTCGATGAGACTGAGCACCTGGGAAACCGTCTCGTCGATGCGCTGGTTCGAGATCTGGATCTTCAGCTCCGCGTTGAGCCCGCACAGGTTGGCGATCCGGTCGACCACCCCCAGGATCACGCGCGCGGCCTTCTCGTTGCCTTCGAGCGCCTTCTCCATGAAGACCTTCTTGAGCTGCCGCAACGTCTCCAGCTCGTTCGCCAGCTGGTTCTGCCGGAGCGCGAGGTCACCCTCCATCGTCCGGGACAGCTCTTCGTTGTAGAGCTTCGAGGCTTGGGGCTCCGTCATGCCCAGCTCTTTGCCGGCGTCGGTGACGGTGTAGCCCTGGGCCACCATGCGGAACAGCCGGGTGGCCTTGACCCTCGTCTCCGCGATTGTGGCGCGTGGCGCGCTGGCCTGCCGCGGGTTCACGGCTCGCAAATTGGACTTCTTCGGTGGCACGGCGTCTCCCTCCAGGGTGAGATCAGGACGGGAATCTCACGAGACGACGCGCGCCGATAAGCACGCTGAGTCACGCATGGCGTGATCATAACCCCCCAAATTGGGGGTATGCCACTACGCCATGCGTGTCAGTACAGCTCTGCCCACTGTCGGAACGCGTGCGGGGCGAAGGTCTTGGCACCCGCGGTGGCGTTGAACATCGAGACGACCCCGGTCAGTGCCGCCGTGTCCGTCGACTTGCCCGCGGTGATGAACCCTAGGCCTTGCTGGTTGAGCTTCGCGAACGGCGCGGTGTTGCCCACGTACACGTTGGCCGTGGTGATCGGGACGGACATCACCAGGTAGACGACGTAGCCAGCCGGAACCCACACGGGCCCGCTGATGGCCACGTCGATGATCGCGCTCGCGCCCGGCGTGGTGGTGCCCGACGCGACGACCTTGAGCTTCGCCGGGTCCGCGCCGGCGAACAGGGTCCAGGCTCGCGCGGCCGAGGTTGCCGACCCCGACCCGGAGCGGAAGCCGTAGTAGTAGCGGCCGGGCGACACGCCGATGAAGGTCGCGAAGCTTCCCGCGGCGGCTTCCGACGGACTGGAGCCGGTGACGAGCGCGCGCTGGTAAGCCTGGATCGGCGGCTCGCCCTGGGGGTTGTACCGCGGGAACGGCTGATCGCCGGTCTGCCGGGCAAGCAGGACCGTCTCCATCTGCGACGCGGTGTAGGCGGCCTGCACGATAACGGCCGCGGGGAGCGGGTGCGCTCCGTCGCTGGTGTATCCGGGGTTCCACTTCCACGAGGTCTGCGGGTCGGCGATAAGGCCGCGCCAGTCCACCAGCCCCTCCAGCGGGTGCTGACGTTCGCCCGTTTTGACCGTTGTCCCATCCGGCAGCGCCAATGTCGCGCCGTCCTGGGACAGCCACATCGAGATGAGACCGTAGACGGAGGTGAGATAGCTCGCGTCGTCGGTCGGGTTCTGGGTGGTGTTGATGGCGCCGCCGTTGGTGAACCGCGACTGGTTCGCCGTGGTCGCCCAGGCATCCGAGCTGGCGGAGATCGGCGTGGGGTAGCCGGCGCGCACCGGCGGTCCGGCCGCGTCGAGCATCTTCCACAGCGTGATCATGTTCGCCTGGACCTGGGCAAAGGTCAGGTTCGCGTTGATGTCATTCATGCACAAGTTCGTGATCGTCGCCGTGCAGCGCGCTACCACGCTCATCTGCCACGGCGCGTTGCCCGGCACGTAGCACCCCGCGCGGTTGCCGCCCTGGGCGATCCGCCACCAGCTCGATCCGTCCACTGACCGCGGGAAGATGCCGCACGGCTCGCCGTCTCGCACGTCGCCGCCGGTGCCCTGCATGAGACTGTCGCCGAACAGCGCGACACAGCGCTTGTTCGGGATGTTCCCGGTCACGGCAGTCGCGTACGGGATCTGCATCCAGGCCGACGCCACGGTGCTGCCGGAGGTGGTGGTGTTGCCGTTGGTCTGGTTCGTGATGCCGGTCTCGGTGAGCGCCGTCCCCGCGGTCGCGGCCGGAAGCGCCGTGGTGTTCAGGATGACCCAGTCCACGAACGGCGCGGTATTGCTGGCCCCCGCGGCGCCGGCGTACGGCACGCGGTTGGTGGTGCTGCCCGTGTCGAACTCGCCCAGCACGGCGATGCAGTCGCCCTGGCGTGTGGTCTCCAGGAGCGGGATGGGCTGGGATCGCTTGTAGTCGCCGGGCGCGAAGGTCACGGTGCCGGCGGTGTCGGTCTGGTCCTCCCAGTTCACGACGTAGGTGTTGACCAGGCGCCAGAAGGCTGACCCGGCGGCGGGAAGCTGGTTCGTGCCGGCCTGGATGGCGACCCACTTCGAGCCGCCGGAGACGACCTGGTCGAGCAGCGCGTAGGCGGTCGCACTGCTCCACGCCGTGCTGCCGGATACGAGCCGCGGGTTCCCGGCCGGGTACTCGACCGCCATCCGCGAGGTGACCGAGTTCGGGCCGGCCAGCTCGCACGTGGCGTTCCCGGCCTGCGGCGTGTTCGAGGTGGCGATGTTCGCCCACTCGACCTGGAGCGTGTCGGCGCCGGAGGAGATCACCCGGAGCAGCTTCCGCGTGCCGAAGCGTCGGCCCTGGGGAAGCGTCGCGGTGGTGCCGCCCCCGAGGCCATTGAAATGCGTCCCATTGGCGACCGGGAGGAACGTCTTCGCCGCCGCATCGAGGTAGCGGCGCGTCGCGGGCTCCGGATTCGTGGCGGGCGCGACGACCCCACCGAGGAAGCGCTGGGCCATCAGCCCACCAGGGTGAACTGGTACTGGTTGGTGGCGTAGCCGGTCGGGAGGTAGACGGTCAGGTTGTTCGCGTCGGTCACCGTCGGCGGCTTGTTGTCGGCCCACACCGTGTTGCCCGGGTCGCTGCCGGCGGAGCCGTAGCGGAGCTGGAAGATCGGACAGACGTTGCTCAGGCCATGGTTGATGGTCACCGGGACGAATCCGCCGCTCGCCGACCCGACAGTGAAGATGCCGCTCGTCGCGGTCGGAATGGCGCCGGTGATCTTGCGGCCGACCACGCTCGTGTCGATGGCCACCGAGCTGCCCGCGCTGGCCGGGACCAGGATGCCCAGTCCGGCATTGACGTTGATCTGGTTGCCGGACGCGGTGGTGCCGAAGCCGTTCGCCAGCACAAAGGCCGGGAACGGGTTCGTCCAGGTCTGGCTGTCAGTGTCGACGATGATCGCGCCGTTGGTGCCGGTGCCCGTCGCAGTCTGCATGTAGAGCACGCGGTTCGTGGCGTTGAAGGCCTCCACGATGGTGCCCGCGACCACCGCGCCCGTGTTGCCGGTCGGCGCGTCGGCCGGGCGCGTCATAGCGCTCGCCGCGGTGTTCCACACCCACAGGCCGTTCTGGCTGGCGGTGGTCTGCGCGGTCAGAAGGACGCGGTCGCCGGCGATCATCGTCCGTCCGTTGATGGTGGCGCCGGGGCTCGCGATGCTGACGTTCACCAGCGCCGCGATCGAGGCGTGCTCCTTGAAGTCCATCCCGACCTGGATCGCGGCGAGCGCGCTCTGGAACTGGGCGTACTCGACCGCCTGGCCCCCGACGGTGGCGGTTGCCAGATTGGCGAACTGCTGGCTGTTCATGTCGACCGCGGCGTTCGGTACGGCCATCGACGCCCAGCGGATCGCCTGCACGGCCGCGGTGAAGTCGCTGATGGTGCTAGCAGTCTGGGTGCCGTTCATGGTGCCGCGGTTGCGCAGGTCGATGGTGACGCCGTTGATCTGGACCTTGACGGTGTTGGCCGTGCTGTCGTACCAGATTCGACCGTCGTTCGGCGTGGTGCCGGGGTTGCCGGCGATCGTCTCCAGGAGCTGGCCCAGGATGTGGTACCGGCCAGCCAGGTCGATATCTGTCTCGAACTTCTGGGACATCGTCAGCTCCTCACGAGCAGTAAGCCCGGCCGGACACGGGCGCGCCGAACCGCAAAGTGGTGGTGTTCAGGTCCGGGTCGAGGCGATAGCGCCACCACAGCCCGTCGGCCGGGTCCGTGCGCGCGCCCACGCCTTCGAGGCACTGGATGACCGGCGGGTAGCCGAGGCCGTGCGGGATGACCCACTCCGCGCTGGCGAAGGACTGCTCGAACTGGAAGACGCCGGACGGGACAGTGGGTCCGGTGCCGGAGTCGCCCGGCGGGATGTGCACGAGCAGGTCGCGCAGCTCGTAGTCACCGCCGTCCGGGAGCCGGATCGCCCACTTCTGGCCGCCGGGCGCGCACGTCTCGTCGACCAGGTAGTAGGTGTCGGTCTGCTCGAACTCGGGGTTGGCGATGAGGCTAGCGACCCACTCGCCGCTGGTTCCCGTGTCGACGGCGACCGCCTGGAGCACTTCCCCGAGACCGTTGAGCAGGAACGGGTTGCGCGGGGAGATCAGCGAGATCTTGACCGTCACGTTCTGGAGAGCCCGTCCGGCCCCGTCCGTCAGCTCGTTCCTGACCACTCCGATGACCGTCGGCATCGCCCACCTCCTCGACTTCGAGGATCACTGTAGGGGTGGTGCGGCCTTGCGGGTCGGCTGATCGCGGAACGACCTCGGTTGCGGTGCGCTTCACGTACCGGTAGTTGTCGTCTCGCCAGATGCCGGCTGCTGTGAGCCCATCTAAAACTGGCTTCAGGGTGTCACTGAGGTTGTCCGAGTCGGCCCGGCGGTCGCTGCCCGGGTACCAGAGCAGCGTCACGTTCACGCGGCCGACGGGGTGGAAGTCCTCGGTCTGCTGCCAGTACTTCCCGAGATAGAAGAGATCCTGGGCGACCTCGCGGTACTCCTTGTGCGCCGGCGCCCAGTGCTTGCGCCGGTTCGCGGACAGCGGCGGGCGCTGATACGGAAGCTCGAACACCCACCGCCGTCCCACGTCAGACCGTCACAGCGGGCTTGGCGACCGTGCCACCGGAGCTGTTCACCGGCGCCGTGACCTGAGTCCGCACGAGCAGGCTCAGCACCGCCTGGACCATGAGCATGATCTCGACCTGCTGTTCGGGAGCGAGCTTCAGTCCGAACGCCAGGCTCAGGGCGATGCCGGCCTTGAACAGACCGGTGATCGCCGGGACCGCGGAGCCGTCGCGCACCACCACCGCCTGGATCACGCCGACGATCGCCACGGCGAACGCGGAAATCACGCCCTGGGTGTCGACGCTGATCGGGAAGAAGAACGCGCTCGCGAACTGAACAACGGCCGCGACAAGCGCGAGCCACAGCACGGGGTCTCTGCCGAAGATCTTCAACTTCGTTGCCTTCCTACTTCGTCGTGTAGACCAAGTTCGAGGCCGTCGGCCCCGGACAGACGTAGTCCCAGCTGATCGACTCACAGCCGTCGGGAACGGGCCACCAGGCGCGCGTGTTGGCCGCGACCTTGTCGAGGTGGATGGGCGCCTGGACGCCGTTGAGGTAGACGTGCAGGTCGGCAATGTCGTTGTAGCCGCTCGACAGCGAGAACCACACCTCGTTGATCACCTGGCTCTTGCTGCCCACCTCGATGGTGCGGTGGTGGTACTGCCGTCCCGTGCCGGCCGGCGCGTAGCTCTCCGGTGCCATTCCGGACATGTCGTTACCTCCGATGATCGGTGCGGCGTGCGCGATGGACGGCGCCTCCCCGCTGTTGAGATCCACGCCGGAGGCCGTGATGCCCGCGACGGTGCCCGTGGAGCTGTGCTGCCACGTGCGGTAGGGGTTCTTCGGCTGGGAGCCGTAGCGGGCGATCCAGGGCCACGTGTCCGGCACCGCGGCCTGAACCGCCGGGAGCAGGTAGCCCATCATCGAGTCGTTCGCGTAGAAGACCGGCACCTGATGGTTCGCCACAGCCTCGCGGAGCCACGCGACGGCGAAGGACGTGGCGGTCGGGCCCGGGACAAACGGGGCTTCGAGGTCCAGCGCCGGCGACAGGTCGAGCGCGCCGCGGGCCTGGGCCGTCTTCAGGAGCAGCCGGTACTGGTCGGCCGCGGAGCCCGGCTGGGCGTAGCCGTACAGGCCGATGGCGAGGCCGGCCGCGTGCGCTCGGGCCGGCCAGTCCGCGGTGTTGACCGCGGTCATGCCGTCGGTGCCCTTGAAGTAGGCGAAGGAGTAGCCGGCGTGGGCGACCGCCCCGAAGTCGGTGATGGTCTGGTACTTCGTATAAGCGTCGAATCCCTGCACGGTCAGCTCACCACCGGCACCGAGCAGTCGCCGTGGTTCGCCAGGAGCTTCTGCATGTCGGCGAAGGAGATCCGGCAGCGGCCCGACAGACCCCACGACGGGCCCCACGAGTTCGTCAGCTCGATCTCCTGGTTCTCGAAGTCGATGCCGGTTCCGTCCAGCTGGTGGCCGCCGGCGAGCCCGGATGCCTGGTCGACATGGATGCGGCCGAGCTTGTCCGGGGTGAACATCGAGTTGAACCAAGGCACGCCGAACGAAACCGGGTCGACCTGGATCAGCTTCTTCACCGTGGTGAACGAGAAGGCGTGCTTGTAGCTGTTGATCAGCCCCATCCTGCGGAGCAGCTTCATCGACCACAGGCCGGTGCTGCCCGTGTCGTCCGGCGGGTAGACGCCGGGAATCTGGGCGTTGTCGAGCGCGGTCTCCTGCTCGTAGAACTTGATCGCGTCGGCACCGCTGTACTTGAAGCTGGTCCGGTAGAACGGCTCGGTCATCATCACGCCCAGCGCGGCGAACGCCGTGCAGGCGCCCAGCTGACCCTGATCCCAGACCGGCGCGACCCGCTTGTGGAAGGTCGTCACCTCCTTGGTGACGTGCTCGACGAGTACCGCGGCGTCGTAGTTCAGCGAGCGCGCGTCGTGCAGGACGTGCCGGCCGAGGCCGGGCTTCTGCTCGAACCGGTGGAAGTACTGCCCCCGGACGTGCGGCACGCCCAGGTCGCTGTCTCCGTCGGCCGGCCGGACATCGTCGGCGTAATCGGCCACGCCGTCGCCGTCCGAGTCGGTGTGCTTTGCCATGGTGGTTACCTCCGGGAGAAGCGTACGTGCCCTCCCCCTCGTTCTGGGGGGAGAGCACGGTGGTCAGCGCGGGGTTTCGGGGCGGTCCCAGTACTCGCCGTTCGGGCGCCACGGCAGCATGCCCGGGTGGCCTCGCACGAGCCCCGTCGGCCAGTCCCGCTCTTCGCGCTGGCCGCGCCAGGAGACGAACTCGGCAGCGGCCGGATCGTGCTCACCGCGGCGCAGGCCGAACCCGAACTCGGGCCAGCCGAGGTACAGCGACGAGCCGCGCGGACGCATGACCCGTCGGCCGGAGCCGTCCTTGCCGTTGCCGGCGTGGGCCTCGGTGATGATCGCGCACCCGTGGCGGGCCCGGATGTTGTCGAGCACCTGGACGATCGCGCGCGCGGCCTGGCTGGAGTTCTCGTCCTCGTGGTGCAGCTTGTAGAGCGGCCCGACGGCGAGGATGTCCGGCGAGGTCTTGGCCACGAAGCGCTCCAGGCGGGCCACGTCGCCGCCCTTGAGCAGGTCGATCCCCTCGGTGGCGAAGTCCATGTAGAGCTGCTTCTCCCAGGACAGCGACGGCAGCCCGATGGCCCCGCGGCACGAGTCGACGAGCTGGATCATCCGGCGATACCGGCGCTTGCTCTGGCTCTTGGTGTTCTCGCAGTCGATCACCGTCACGCGGAGCGCGCTCTCGCCGTCGTAGATCGGCTCGCCGCGGAACGGATGCAGGCCGGCCGCGAGGCAGCACAGGATCTGGGCCACCAGCTCGGTCTTGCCGAAGCCCTCTTCGCCGGTGATGACCATCCGGTCCATGCGCTCGATCAGGCCGGGCACCAGCCAGTCGTATTCGATCTTCTCCGAGAGCAGGTCAGCCAGCGTGAACGGGTCGTCCTGATCAGCGGGAACCGCCAGCTCCTCGATCTCGTCGACCGCGAGCCGGAGCTGTGCCGCCGCCGCGGTGACCGGCAGCGAGTCGCCGTTCTCCCACTCGGCATCGAGGCGCTGCATGAGCCGGTCGCACTCCTCCGCGAGCCGGCGTCGGCCGTACAGCTCGCACACCCGGGAGGCGTAGCTGGCGGCGTTCCCGGGGTAGCTGTCGTGCTGGAGGATCGTGACCAGGTCGCTCGCGGGGATGCGGGACACGAGCCCCTGATCCAGAACGATCGCGAGGACGGTGTTCACGTCCACCTCGTCGCCGCGAATGATCATGTCGCGGATGATGCCGGCGAGCACCTGGTGCTGGATTCCGTAGAAGGCCTCCGGCGGGACGGACAGGAAGTGCGGCTGGGTAACCTCCGGGTTGCGGAAAAGCGCGGAGAGCAGGGCCCGCTCGTTCATCACGTCGTGCGCATTCCGTGCCATGTCAGACTCCCTCGACTTCGGTGCCGTTGCGGAACGGCCGGCCCTGGAGTACGCACATCAGGCCACGCCGGTTGAAGTTGATCCACTCTTTGCGGTCGGCCAGCTGAAATTCCTCCGGGTCCATGCCGGGCGGCACGCTCTTCGGGTGCGGAGCCTCGTACGTGCGGCCGGTGCGCACGGCCACCTCTTCGGCGGCGCCAGCGTGGTACCGGTCCCTGAGCCAGGCGTACGCCGCTTCGGGAGTCATCACGGCCCCGGTGTTCCCGATCGGCTTGGGCGCCGGCCGGCCCGGCAGCTTGGGACCGCCCGCGAGCACGTTCGCCAGCCGCTCCGCCGTGAGCGTCCAGTGGTTCTCCGCGATCCAGGCGCATGCCTGGTCCACGTCTGCATCGAGCCGCCCTGCCGTCAGTGCCTGCTTGATGATCTTGGCGAAGGCAACGACGTTGCCCATCTTCCCCAGCCGCTCGTAGTGCGCCCCGGCGATGACGTTGGACCGCTGGTTGATCGTCGGCTCCTTGGCTTCGGAAGCCTGATCATCCGACGCGACAGCGTCGGGAAGTTCTTTCTTTTGATCTTCTTGAGGAATGGTCTTCTTATGCGGGTCTGTCATCCGCTCGCGGTCTTCTCCGCTGGCGGATAATCGACTTGCGGTTTCACCAGCGGAAACGTCCGAGATGACGTACTCCATCGGGCCCAGCTTGCCGGAGGCGCTACGGGCCTGGGAGCGCGTTAGGTAGCCTGCGTCCTCCAGCTCCTGGAGGGCCGACTTCACCGCGGCGACGCCGTCCTTCTCGCCTACGGTCTTGGCGATCGTGTCCACGCTGAGCTTCCAGCCGTCGCGGTGGGACATCAGCCACGCGCCCAGCCCGCGGGCCTTGAGCGACAGCTGGCCGTCGCGCATGAAGGCGTTCGAGACGGTGACGAAGTTGTCTGCGGCGATGGTTCCGCGGCGAACGCTGCTCACGACTCGCCACCCTGAGGTGCGAAAATGTCGGAGAGGATGGTTACAATCAAGGTGCTACTCCAAGTGTTCTTTCAAGGTGTTGGCGCGCCAGGTCTGGACATTCACGCGGAGCATTCGAGAGCCGGGCCCTTGCCAGGGGGTCCGGCTCTTCGCGTTGCTAGGGGGGTAGCGTCATTGCCGCTTGGCCTTCCGTAGGAGTCGGAGGGCCAAGCCCTCCACGGCGGTTCTCGGAGCATATGCCGGGAACGGGTGTTCTCGGCCGGACTGCACGGCGCGTCGGAGATCTCCGATCAGAACAGGCTCTGGACCGGCTGGGCCCCGCCGTCGCCGTGCTCCCTCTCCTCACCGGACAGATCCCCCGCCACCGTTGCGCCCGTCTCGGTGAGCGTCCAGAGCTGCCAGTCCGTGCCCTTGTGCCGGCGCGTGATCCCGACGCCGTCAGCGTTGAGCAGCGGCGCCACCATCCCGCCGTCGACCAGCTCGCCACGGCGCGGGCGCTCCGAGTTCTGGTCGATCTTCAGCCGCTCCTGGATCTCGAAGTCGGTCAGGTCGCCCCACCGGTAGAGCGCGAGCAGCACCGCGGCGCGCTGGGTCCCGCTTTTCGGCCGGATCGTGACGGCCGTGGCCCGGCTCGTCGGCAGCGCGTCGGCGCGCACCTTGCCCTCGCGGTCGCCGGCGGCCAGGGTGCGGAGCTGGTCCTGCCCGTCGGCCAGCCGCTGGATGATGCAATCGAGTTCGAGCCGCAGGCCGGCCGCGACCTGGCGGAGGTCGCCCGGCGTCCGGACCTGGTCGAGGTCCCGGGCGAGGCCGCGGGCTCGTTCGGCGCACTTCATCGCTTCGTCAAAATGGGTCATGGCGGACGATCCTCACGTGCTCTTGGGGGCGCAGGCCCCACTCCTCAGCCAGCGCGAAGTCGTGCTGGGTGATGTTCTCTCCGACGACGTAGCCGGCGGAGACGAGTTCGAGGTAGGCCGTCGTCTGCTCGCGGCTGAACAGCTCGTCGGCGGGCGGCGCGTACTTCCGGATGGGCGCGCCGCCCCA